ATGACCTAATCTGTAATGGCGCTGGGTACCCAGCGCAAGTGACCTCGTGTCGATTTCTGAAATTGACGCAGCGTCAAGAATTTTTGACGCGATGCAAGAGAGTCAGCGCTCGGGATCGCTCTGCCTGAGCGATCTCTCCGCCATCGCGGCCCGCAGGTATCGCTTCTGTTCCTCGACCGGATCGCGCACCCAGCTACGCACACTGAACTCGCACCCCATTACGAGCACGACCCCACCCCCGAGCCCGAAGTGCGTAGCGCGACGCCCGCAGCACGGGCAGCGGCGACGGCTCGTGCTGGGCACGAGGGACCACGTGCGCTTCATGTCCTGCGAACCGGCCGCGCTCATTCGTCTCCAGCCGTTTCGTCAATGACCTCGCGCATGTCGTCCTCGATGCTCATCAGGTCCGACTCGATGAACGCGAGCTTGTTCTTTGTCTCCCTCCACGCCGTGCGCAGGCGTTCCTTGTCCTCACGGAGGCGGTCGCACGTCTCTTCCAGACGCGCGATCTCCTTCTCCAACTCCGCGATCTCACCCTTCAGGGCCTCGTTCTCACTTTCGACAGCAGTAGTCATCGATCCACGCTCCTCATGGGCGATTCGTTGCCGGCGAAGTAGGGGCCGATGACGACGTAATCGCCCGTCGAACGCGCTCGCGCTACCCACGTCCGGCAGTAGGCGTGCGACCACGACGCGTACGCGACTGGGCCTCCGTGACGAGGCACGACGAGCCACACCTTCTCCGGTCGCTCGACCGCTTCGGGCTTCTTCCTAGCGGCCATCGACGCTCCGCTTGAGCGATTCCTCAGCACGCTCCCTCGCCAGTCTTCGCAGCGCGTCGAGCGACATGCGGACGTCGTACGCCTTGTTCTCGTAGTGCTCGTGGTCACGTTCGAGCGTCTCGAAACGGACGCGGGAGTCGTGCGCGACGCGCGGCTTGCCTTCCTCGGTGACGCACCGATCCTTGCGCTTTGCCCCGCATTCCGCGCACACGGGCTCGTTCGCGCGCTCGTGCGCGTACTCCATGGCCGATCCTCGCCACATCACTTGCCTCCCTTCGGTGCTTCGCCCGGCATCTGCGTTCCCTGGAGCGCGTACTTCGAGCGGTCGGCGACGGCTGCCGCGAAGTCCCTCTTCGTGAACCAGCTGAGCCCGCCCGCGAGGAGGTTGTTCGCGTTCATGTTCAGCTCTTCGAGGACGCTGCGCATGCGCTCGTTCTCCTCTTCGAGTCGCTTCACGCGTGCCGCGTGGTCCTTTGCCGCCTGGTCCTTCGTCGCCTCGTACTCGCGCTGGCGCGCGTCGCAGGCCTCGTTCCACCGCTCGCAGAGGACCCCCACGGTGTCGCCGGGTTGGGCCTCGACGCGGATGCCGTTGAACACCATGAACGCGGGCGCGAGAGCGCGCAGGCGGTCACACGCGAGGTCGATCCGCTCGCCGGGCTCGGGCTTCATCTCTTTCACTTCTCACCTCCTGGATCGCCTGCGTTAGGCGTGGTCATGCGGCCTCCCGTGCTGAAAGTGCGTCGCGCGCGAGCCCGCTCGCCTGCACCCCGGCCAAGTGCCAAGGCTTCCAGAGGAGCGTCTTCCGGCCGTCCGCGCTGCGTGGCTTCTCGGGGTGCTTCCGGTAGCCGGCGACCTTGAAGCAGAAGCCCGGATTAGACGAGCGGACCTTCCGATCCCACACGTACGTCAGGAGCCCGCTCGGGCCGCAGTCGCCGCGCTCGCGCACGAGGATGGCCTCCGCTTCCAGCACGAGCTCCGAGGCCAGGTAGCTCCCGGTGTTCCGGAAGATGCTGCACGTCCAGCCGTCGAAGCCGTTCATCGAGCGGAGCCCTGAGGCCGGGTGTGGGCGCCACCATCCGAAGACGGCCGAGTCGTCGTCCGCGATGAGCACAAGCGTGTCACCGGGCGGCATGAACTGCGGAGCCCCTACCTTGCGCCGCGAGTAGTGCCCGTCCGCCAGGCGGCACCCGACCGGGTCGGCCTTGTTCCCGAGGCGCCACCTCACGGCTTTGCCCTCTCTCGGCAAAGCGCGCGGAACGCCCTGGTGAGGTACTGCTCGATGTAGCTGTTGTTCACGTCCCGCTGGACGATGGCAACGCACTCTTCGATGGCGCCGCGATAGACGCCGTTCACGTGCTCGGCCGTGTATCGGGCCTCGGCCGGCGCCTCGGGTCGGCGAAGCACGAGGTCTCGCTTGCGGAAGTAGCCGACGGCGCGCTCCCCGTTGAGAACGCCGTCGTGGAACTCCACGAGCGCACCATGCTCGTGGTCCGGGTTCTCGGCCTTGATGCGACCGGGCACCCACACCTCGTTGCCCTTGCGCCGGCCGTCGTTCGGCGTGGCCTTGGAACTCCGAAGCGCGTTCGGGTGTTCGGGATCGATGTCCTCGTTCGGGTGCTCGCAATCCGAGCCGTGCTTGTAGACGCGGCCTTTGCTCAGCATCGAGCACGTGAGGTGGCGACGGTCGAACGAGGTCCACTCGGCAAGCGGCTTCGCTGCCACCGACGGTTGCTTCGCATCGAGGCGGCGAAGGCGCTCGCGCATCTCGCGGTTCGCGACGACGAGATCGCAGATCTCGCATCCCCATTCGCCGTCGCCGTCGCGGTACTGGTAGTCCTCGCCGTGCGGGCAGTCGCCGTTCTCGATGCGCTGCGCTTCGCTGCGGCGACGCCCCCGGGCAGCCGCTTCTCGCGCCGCATGAGCGGTCAGGCCGCCGTCCGCGTCGCGACAGACCTGTCCCCGCTCGGCCTCGCAGGCTGGGCAGTCGATGTCGATGGCCTGGGCCGTCCGCGGGCAGTCCGGCGCGTGGCCATCGGGCTCGACGCCGAGGCACTCCGGACAGCACCCCTGCGCCGTGTTCGGCCGGGGCTTCGCATAGTTTCCGAGCGCCTCACGCAACGCCTGCATCGCGTCGCAGAGCGCGTCGGTCGTCTCGGCGCTCCCATCGCCGCTCGCGTCCCATGCGTCGCACGCACGCCGCGCGGCCTGATCCAGCGTTGAACTTTGCTGCTCGTCTGCCTCCGCTCTCTCGTTACACGAGGTGCACTTTAGGTCGCCGCAGTGCTTCCACGGCTTCGGATCGTTTCGGCGATCCACGGGCTGCGCCTCCTCCCTGCGACGCTCGCAGCGCGGATGATGCTCGGCGAACGCGGCCTGCGGGAGCAGACACGCGGCACATTCCTCCCGGGGCAAGATCGCCCCCTCAGAGCGACGCTCGTCACTCATGGCATCCACCTCCAGAGCAGCATCACGATGCGCGTCACGATCCGGCTGCACAGCGACGGCCGCCACGCGTCGCCGCATCGCAGGCACTGCACGCCCGCGCTGGTCGCGCGCACGTAGTGGTCACACGCCATCGGGCTCTCCGTTGTCGTTCGCGGGCAGGCCGTAGCCGCCGATGCGGTACACGCGCCACGGCACGATCCCGATGGTCACGTACGTGCGCGCAAGCCTCTCCGCGTCGGTGAGCACGGGCTTCGCGCGGAGCTCGGAGACCAGCGCGGAGGCGAGAGGCCCCACCGCCGTCCCCTCCTCAGCGGTGGGGCGGTCCATCAGAACGTCACCTTCGACGCGTCGGCCTTCGGCGCGACACCGCCAGGCGCGGGCGTCGTCGCCGCGAGCGACTTGTACTTCGCCGCGAACGCCTTCTTCGCCTTGTCGTCGAGCTGGTCCTTGAGCTTCACGCCGTTGCCGGTGCGGATCTGGACCTTCATCTTCTGCTCGCCCTGGTACTCCTCGTACTTCACTTCGACGTCGACCTCGTTTGCGTCGATGCCCGAGAGGTCGGACAGATCGTTGCTCGACCACCCGAGCGCGCGCAGGCGCTCCAGGCTGTACTTCGCAGCCGCGTCGCTGAAGACGAGGAACGTCGAGACGCGCTCCCCGATGTCGATCAACTCGAGGTCGATCACGATCTGGTCGTTGCCCTTGCTCGTCTGCCCGTACTGCTCCGAGCCCGCGACGGCGCGAGCGCGATAGGTGCCTGCCTGGATGCTCATGGTCATTTCCCTTCTTTCTTGATGCGGAGTGCGTTTGCGATCTCGGCGAGCCGCTCGGCGCTTTCCTTCGCCTCGCTGACCGCCGCCTTGGCCTTCTTCGTCACCTCGGGGTCGTTGATCTCCCGGACGAGCTGCTCGATCTCCGCGAGCAGCGCCGGCACGCGATGGCGCCCTGCCTCGACGGCCTCCCAGTACGCGGCCCAGCTCATCGGGAGCTCGGGCGGGAGCGACGAGCGGTTGCCGGCGTCCCACGCCTTATTCCACTCCGTGTGGATGATGTGGTCGCCCGTGGCGACGGCGATGGTCTTGCCGCCCTCGGCCTTCGCGAGCACCTCGTGGCGGAAGAACAGGACGTCGTCCACCCATTGCTTGAGCAGCCCCGCAGCCTTGTGGTGCAGCCACGGCACGTATCTCGCGTACTCGGCGCCCGCCGGATCTCGGAACATCTTCACGTCCGCATGCGCGAGGAACACGACGTTCCGGCCGCGCGCGTAGTGCTGCTTTTCGAGCACGTTGACGAGGTTGCGCCAGTGCGAGACCGCCGCCTCGTAGCCTTTCATGAAGCCGCCGCCGTGCTTCTCGATCTGGTCGCGCGTGTTCTCCGTCGGGCGTGCCTGCGGGCCGCCGACGACGCGCGCCCAGCAGAGTTCTTCGAGCCAATTCACCGGGTCGATGACCAGCGTGCGCCAGCGGTCGACCGTCTCGACGAGCGACAGCACCTCGAACAGGTCGTCCCAGGTCTCTGGCGTCGGCAGCCGCTCGATGTCGAGGTGCGGCGTGCCGTTTTCCGGGCAGAGGAACACCGCGCCGGGTGCGCCGCTCGCCCAGGTTGACTTGCCGACCTTCTCACCGCCGAAGCCGAGGACGCGCTGAGCGACGTCGAGCTTGCCGCGGCGGACGTCATCGAGGACGTACTTGCGCTTGGGGGGTGCGGGTGCGGGCGCGATGCGTTTCTCAGGTGCGGTCATTCGGTCTCGAGCTCCTCGTGTGCGGTAGGTGCGGTGCGGAAAAGTGTTTCGTCGTCGATCGACGCCTCGCCCGAGCACACGCCGAAGTACGGGCACGTGCCGAACTGCGCGCAGGCGTCGGGGTTGCGTGGAGCGAAGCCGCTGAGCTCGGCCTCGCGCATCAGGCGCGTCTGCTGCCACATGTCGAAGGCGTGCTCGCGGGCGTCTTGTTCGAGCCTCACGATCTCCCCTCGCGCGAAGTACCGCTCGGGCTTCTCATGCAGCTCCTCGCGGATGCGAAGGCGGTACTCCTCAGGAGTCTCGTCGCGCTCGCGCTGGTTCGCGTAGAGGCGTCCGGCAGCGGTGTACTTCCTCGCCTCCACCGGCGTCGCGCGCAGCGGCCGGAGCCCGGGCTTGCGGACCACGTCGTAGATGCAGGCCTTGACGTCGTAGCCGAGCGTGCGCGCGCCCGCGTCGTACGTGGACACCTGACCGTCGAGCGCGCGTACCTTCTTCCAGTACGTCGAGCCTTCCTCGATGTCCGCGCCCGTCGTCTTGTGCTCCATCACGAACGTCTCGTGATGGGCGTTCTCGACGATGACGTCGATCTTCCCGCCGACCTTGAACGTCCGCGACGCGGCACCCGTCTCCGGGTTGACGAGCGGCGCCTCGAACGGCACCTCCACCGCGAGCGCGCGCAGGTCCGAATCGCCCCACCTGGCCGTGTACGCGACCATGAGCTCCTCGGCCATCACGAGCGCGTACGGGTCGTACGCCTCCTGCACGCGCATCGCGGTGACCGCGGCTTCGAGCTTCGCAGCAGGGCTGCCGCTCTCCAGCCACCAGTGCTCCTGCCCGATGTGCCAGAGCGTCCCGAACCGGAGCACGTCCGCGACCGCGCGCGGCCGGCGCCGGAGCACGTACGCGTAGCGGTGACGACGCGCGCAGGCGCGATTGGCGCGGAGCTCGCTCGTGGTGACGACGCGGAGGGCGATGCGCCCGTCCGGCATCGGGAGGACGACGGCGCTCACGCCATCCCCCATTCGACGCACTGGTCCGTGTCGTCGTCGAGCGCGAGCTCGCAGAGCACGTCCTCCACGCGCTCGCGGTCCTGAGCGTCGAGGCCCGCGTCGTCGATGTCGACCCACCGACCGTCGACGAGCACCTCGATGCTTCCGTCGATGGTGGCTGACCAGCCGTGGGAGCGCGACGGCTCGACCTCGACGTGTGCGCGGACGCGGTGGTCGGCCTCGTCACCGGCGATAGTGACGGTGGCGACGGCCTCGTAGCGGGTGCTCACTTGCGCCTCCGTGCGGTGAGGGCCTGGAGCTCCTCGATCATCTGGTCCTTGACGCGGATCTGCTCGCGGAGAGCGTGCACCTCGTCGAGCGCGTCGAGGTACTGCGCGGAGACCTTCTTCACCTGGTGGGCGAGATCGCGGTTCTCGCGGTCGATGCGATGCGCGAGCGAGCGCAGGATGCCGAGCGCGTTGTCGAGGTCGGTCGGGTCGACCGCGGGCTGCGCCGCCCGGGAGCCGTTCGGCGTGGTCATCGGCGGCCCCCGCGCACCATCGCGCGCTCCCACGGTTCGTCGATGCCGTCCTCGTCGGTGAGGCGCGGTGCGCGCGTCTTCCGCGGCTTCGCGAGCGCGCGCCGGCAGTCCACGCACGTCACGCCGATGCGCGTGTACGACTGCGGCCCGAACGAACCGCAGAGCGCCTCGCCGAGGCCCTTCGGCGCCTTCCAGTGCTGCGGCAGCAACTGCGGCTCCGAGTCGAGCAGCGCTCCCAGCGCCGACTCGCTCACCGTCGGACTCACCCCCTCGTCCTTGTCCTTCGCCATCGCGTCCTCCATCGTGATGGGAGGACTATACGCGTCTATGCGTACGCGTCAAGGCGTACGGACGTGCGTTTCACGTGCAACGCGCGTACGCCGGCGAAACCGCTACTGGAAAGCGGCTGCGAAAATTCCGTTCTTTCGACGGTCCGGCTAGTACCGGCAGGCTTTCGCGACGGCAGGCGGACGCATCTCGCAGTTCACCCAGCAGTCGCCACGAGCGTGATACTCGGCGACGCGGCCCTCCTCGATGGTGAACTGGTGAAAGCAGCATCGAACGTTGCCGCCAGAGCACGTAGTTCGGGAGCCGCCAACGACAGCTTGTCCGCCTGGTCCTGGGGTGGCGAAGGTGCCGGTGCGGCACTCGACGTTGCCCTGGCGACACTGCTGGAAAACCCACCAATGAGTGCCGTCGGAAAGGGTCCGTTCCTGTCGTTCCAGCGTCGAGAAGACGCCGTGTTTCTCGATTTCGATGATGGGTTGTCCCTTCCAGGCCTCCTCATCGTCTGGTCGAACGGGATGCGTCGCATAGTGCGGGTCGCACCCTGCGAGCAGCATCACCGCGAGCAGTCGCTTCACGCGGCCCCCTTTCTTGCGCGTTCCAGCGCCTTTTCCAAGTGATCCAGTTTCCCTGCCCATTCCGGCGGTGCGAAGTCGGCGTTCCCGAAGAAGCCCGCGCGCGCGGCCGCAATCGTCCACGGACTCCAGTGCTTCGAGCTCGCGAAGAACTGGATACAAACATCGAGATTCGCGAACGGGTGCGAGGCAAGGCCGCCGTTCATCAGCGCGACGGCCGCAGCGCCTGGCGCCGCAAAATCCCCGATGAGGTCCTCGAGCTCCTTCCCGTCGAGAATGGCGATCTCCGTCGCGACCTTCAGCCCGGGCCGATACGTGCCCTTCAACAGGTTCGAGACGGTCTGCTGCGACACGCCCAGCGCGAACGCCATCTCCTTCTGCGTCTTGCCCTCGGCCTGGAACTTCGTCTTCCAAACGCGCCTAGCGGCACTGTGGAGAATTTCGTACTGCTCCTCGGTGAATACGGGTTTCGCAGGCATTGTCGCGAGGATAGGTACGGTCTCGGTTTACGCGCAATCGTGTACCACTAGCGCGGTACGTCTGTACGTGTTATGGCGTACGCATGGAGCAGAAACGTGGAGGCGCGCGCCTGCGCCAGTGGTTGAAAGACCACGGGCACAAGCAGGCGACGTTCGCGGCAGAGATCGGCGAAAGCCAGCAGAACGTGTCGCGGTGGATTCTGGGCCACCCCGTCCCGTTGCATGTGGCGGTCGCAATCCGGAAGGTGACTGACATCCCCGTCGAGGACTGGCTCGTGGCGGCGGACTCGTCGCCCAACCTCGACGCCACCGGAAGCTGAAGCACGAGCGTGCGGCACGCAAGCCGCGTTCATTTGTCTGCGGTGTTCAGGGGTGCACGCGCGCGCAGAGCGTAACAGTCCCTCCGTCGCTGAACGGTGCCGCAGCGACTTCTACTGAACACGAACGATGCATGCGGAATACACGAGTCGAAAATAGGTAGCAGGCTGACAACCGATCAGGGGTGGAGAGATGCAGAACGTGACCAAGAAGGGCTTCGTGGTGCTGGACGGTCAGGGCGAGTTCCTCGCGTGGTGCGAGCACGCGGAGGTGGCGACCAAGCGGATGCGCGAGGACCCGATGGCGTGGAGCGTGGTGCGCTGCGAGGACGACGTGCTCATCGCGCGCGCTCGTCGTGGGCCGATCTCCGTGCCGTGGAGCACCAGCGCCGGCAACCCCTGCCCGCGCATCCCGGTGGCGGGATGCTGAAAGGAGGCCTGCGATGACTGACCCGGTGTGGATGAAGTACGTGCAGTGGCCCGAGTGCTCGGATTGCCGAGCCACGGGCGTGGCCGTCGACCCCAAAACGCAATGGCCGGTCGAGTGCGCCAAGTGCAAGAGCGGGCGCGAAGGTGCCATCAAGAATGCGCAGGCGAAGCGACGCAAGGCGCTGAAGGACGGCACCGCATGATTGTCGTCCTCGCCTGCCTCGGCGGGTTCGTGCTCGCGCTCCTGTCGGCCGTCGTCCTGGCGTGGGCGAGTCAGGGGCTCGATCCGTGAGGGCCGGAGTACGAGCGCACCGACGCGCTCGTACAGGCCATCCGCGATTTCATCCTGTCGGACGAGGACTCCACCGAGCGGTTGCTCGCGTGGACGCGCCTCGTTCGCGTCGTCAACGAGGTGCCGTATGTCCCGCATGGATCGAATCGCTGAGCTGTTGCTCGAGGCCTTGCAATGCCCCGACCCCGTAGAATCCTCGGATACGCCCGCGTCTCCTCGGAAGAGCAGGCCCGGGGTACGTCGCTCCAGGATCAGCAGAACGCGATCGCCGCGTACGCGAAAGGCCAAGGCCTCCGCGTGACTCGTTTCTACGTCGAGGCGGAGAGCGGCATCCGGGAGAAGGTGGAGAAGCGCCTTCAGATGCAGGCCCTCATGCGCGACGTGCGCGAGGGAGACCTCGTCCTCGTCGACAAGGTCGATCGCTGGAGCCGAGATCCGGAGTTCACGTACCGCAGCGTGCGGGAGATCTTGGAGCGCAAGGCGGGGTTCATCGCCATCGGCGAGAACATCGACGCGTCGACGCCCGACGGTGACAGCGCGCTCGGATTCCGAATCCTGTTCGCGAAGGAAGAGCACAAGCGCATCCGACAGCGCCTCGTCGGTACGCGCCACATCCTCAGGGACAAGGGGTATTGGGTCGAGGGCGTGGTGCCGTACGGCTACGTGCGGACGCCGGGCAAGGGTCTCGAGCGCAACGTCCTCATCGTCGACGAGCAGGCGGCCTCGGTCGTGCGTCGCGTGTTTCGGCTGGCCATCCAAGGCCGGAGCATCACGGAGATCGCTTCGGCCGTCGGCATGAAGCGCGATCGCGTGATGGACATGCTCGGTCGGCGGTTCTACGTCGGCGAGCTCCGCGACTCGCGCGGCAACTGGATCGCCGGCAAGCATCCCGCGCTCATCGATGCCGCGACGTTCGCCCGAGCGCGTGAGGCCGTCGGCCGTCGCACGCTGCGCGTCTACGGTGCGGCGACGCTGACGGACGGCTGGATCCTCCGCGACGTCGCGGTGTGCGGCGCGTGCGGGTCGGTGATGACGTCGGCCTACGGGGGTCGGTCCGACCGGCGCCAGCGGCGGTACTACTACCGATGCGCGCGCAACTGCCAGCACGCGTTCATACGGCAGGACGCCGTCGAGGCAGCGGCGAGCGACATGGTGCTCGCGCGGCTGCGGGAGATGAGGGAGGAGCTCGCGCGCCCGCGCACCATGCGCGCGAGCGCGCCGGACTTCGCCGAGCAGCGCGCCGCCGTCGCTCGCAAGCGAGCGCGCCTCCTCGACGCGTTTGCGGCGGGCGTCATGACGGTCGACGAACTGAGGTCGAGGACCGACAAGCTCGACGACGAGCGCCTGCGCATCGACGCCGAGGAACAGCGCGTATGCCGCCATCGCTCCCCGCGCGAGACACGCGCGGCGCTGCGCGAGCTCGCGACGCTCGAGGCCGCATGGCGGCGCGCCGACGGTCCTCGTCGCCGAGGCATCGTGCGCGAGCTCGTGGTGCGCGCCGCGCTACTGCCCGGCGAGCCTCCAGCCATCGTGTGGCGTGAAGCGGAAGACCTCGTAGCCGAGGAGTGAACGAATCGATGGCGAACACTTGTGTTTCCCCCCAGATCGTACTGCGTCCCTACCAGGCGCGCGCGCTCGCGGATGCGCGTGCGGCGGTGCAGGCCGGCGCGCAGGGCGTGTGCATCGTCGCGCCGACGGGGACGGGCAAGACGCGGATGGGCGTGGCGGCGTGCGTGGGGCACCGCCACCAGGGCGGCCCTCTCCCGCTCTGGGTTGCTCCGCGCAAGGAGCTGCTCACGCAGGCGTCGGCGGCGCTGCGCGCGGCGGGGCTCGAGCCGGAGATCGACGTGCTCGTGCGCACGAACCAGGAGCTCGCACGTCCGGGCTCGCGAGTGCCCGATGCTGCGCTCGTGGTGTGGGACGAGTCGCATCACGCGGGCTCGGACACCTGGAGCCTGCTCAGGGGCGCGCTGCCGGGTGCGGTGTTCCTCGGCCTGACGGCGACGCCGGAGCGTGGCGACGGTCGTGGGCTTACGGGCGTGTTCGACGCGCTCGTGACGGCCATCACCATCCGCGACGCCATCGCGGGCGGGTTCCTCGTGCCGGCGGAGGTGGTGAGGCCTGATCGCGCGCTCGCGCCTGGCGAGCTCGCGCAGGACCCCGTTGACGCGTACCTCGAGCACTGCCCGTCGGCGCGCGCGGTGCTGTTCGCGCCCAGCGTGCAGCTCGCCATCCAGTACACGTGCTCGTTCCGCGAGCGTGGGGTGACGGCGGCGGCGGCGTGGGGCGAGATGCAGACGCGCGACCGCGTACGGGTCATCGAGGACTTCGCCGAGGGGCGCACGAGCGTGCTCAGCAACGCGGCGCTCCTCACGGAGGGCTTCGACGTGCCGGCATGCGATGCGGTGATCCTCGCGCGCGGCTTCGGCACGGCGGGCTCGTATCTCCAGGCCGTCGGTCGCGGACTCCGCATCGCCGAGGGCAAGGACCGTTGCACGGTGCTCGACCTCCGCGGCGTCAGCCACGTGCACGGCGATCCTGACGTCGAGCGCACGTATCACCTCGACGGCAAGGCCATCAGGCGCGCGGGCGACGAGATCGACGTGCGGTTCTGCCCGGTGTGCGGCACGCCTCAGGCGGGTCCGCCGCCGTGTGAGACGTGCGGGCACGAGGGCGAGATGCGCCTCCGTCGTCCGCGCGTGCTCGGCCTACCCATGACGCGCTTCGCAGCCCTGCGCGCGGAGGACGACGATGCGCGCGTCCTCAGGCTCGCGCGGTGGCTACGGCACGCCGCGGCGAAGGGGTGGCGCGAGGGGCAGGCGCTCCACCGATTCAAGGGCGCGTACGGCGAGTGGCCGAGCGCCAGCGTGAAGGCACGTGCAGCCGCGATTGCACGCGAGATGGCACCGGAGAGGTGACGATGACGACGAAGTCCCTGCGGGGGCGCGACAACGCGCCCTCTTTTTTTGGCCCTGAGGGTGAACAAATGTCCAGCAACCCCGCGCCGCGCTTGCGGAAAGTCGCACATCGGCGCCGCACGAGCAAGGCAAATCGCCACAGCGGCATCGTGGATGGCGTGATCAACGGCGAGCGCGTCAGCCTGGTGCTCCCGAGCAAGGAGACCGAGCGCGGGTTGATGGTCCGCATCCGCGCGGCGCTCGCATGCGTGCCTGGCGTGCTCGTGTGGCGCAACAACGTCGGCGTCGACTCGGAGCACGGCATCCGTTACGGGCTCGGCGTCGGCAGCGCCGACCTCATCGGCCTCGTGGTCGTCGAAGGGCGTGCGGTGTTCGCGGGCTGGGAGGTGAAGCGCCCCGGGCAGCGCCCGAGCGAGGTGCAGCGCCGGTGGATCGACCTCATCCGGCGTCACGGTGGCATCGCGGGCGTCGTCACGAGCCCGGACGAGGCGGTCGCGCTGGTGACGGAGGCGCGCCGTGAGCGCTGAGGTCGCGGGCGTGGCCTGGGACAGCGACGCGGAGTGGGCCGCCATCGAGCTCGCGCACGACGCGCGCGTCGAGGCGTCGGCGCTGCTCATGCTCTGCCGGCGCATGCACGAGCGTCACCTTGTCGAGCTCCGTCGCAGCGAGCGCATGCTGGTGTTCGCCGTGAGGCGCGCCGAGCGTGCGCGTCGTATCGCCGAGCGCGCCGGGCGACTGCTCGAGCAAGCGTGCCTCCTGCGCGCGAGGGTGCAGTGATGGCGCTCGCTGACCTCGAGCGTACGCTACTTGCCGCCGTGCCTCGCCCGGTGCGGCCCTCGCTCGAGGAGCGGTGGAAGCTGCTCGACGGCCCCGCGTTAGCCACGGCGCTGCCTCCCATCCCATGGCTCTGCGAGCCGCTCCGCATCGCCCCGGGGCCGGTCACGCTCGTGGCGGGCTACGGCTACAGCAGGAAGACCATGGCGCTCCAGAGCCTCGCGGTGAGCGTCGCTGCGGGCCGTCCGGTGTGGGGGCTGCACTCGGTCCGTCAGGGTCGCGCGCTGCACCTCGACTACGAGCAAGGGCGGCGGCTCACGCAGGAGCGCTACCAGCGCCTGGCCAGGGCGATGGGCGTCACGCTCAGCGAGATCCCGCTCAGCGTCTCGTGCATGCCGCAGGTCTACCTCGACGAGACGGACGCGCCGGATGACCTGCTCCGGCTCTGCGAGGGCGTCGCGTTCGTGCTCGTCGACTCCCTGCGCGCGGCCTTCCCTCGCGCCGACGAGAACAGCAGCGAGGTGCGCGCGTACCTCGACATCCTCAGCCGCGTCAGCGAGCGCACGGGCGCCACGATCGCGGTCATCCACCACGCGCGCAAGCCGAGCGCGCAGGACGGAGGGACGGAGACGCACGTGATTCGAGGCAGCTCCGCGCTGTTCGACGCCTGCCAGAGCGTGTTCGTGTTCGTTGGCGCGAAGAACACCCCGACCACGGTGCATCACCAGAAGGACCGCATCATGGGCTCGACGGTCGACGACTTCGGCCTCGACTCGATCGACACGGCCGTCGACGGCGTGCCCAAGGCCGGCCTCGAAATCGTCCACCTCGACGTCGCGCAGATGCAGCGGCGCGAGGAGGCCTCCCAGGCGGCCGTAGAACGCGCCGAGACCACGCAGGTGGCCGAGGCCATCGCCGCTACGCTCGCGCGCTACGCGGGCGTGTTCCGGGGCAGCAGGAGCCAACTCCGAGAGGCATGCGGGCTCCGCGTCCGCACGCAACGCTTCAGCGCGATCCTCCGCGACCTCATCCAGCAAGGCGCCGTCGTCGAGGCGGGCACCTACCACGCGCCCGAGTTCCACGTCGGTGGGATCGAGGACACGACGCAGCAGGTGGCGAATGCATGAATCAAACCATGTATCCGTTCCCATCTGTTCCCATTCATTCCCAGAACACGGGAACGGACATTCAATCTATCCGTTCCGTTCCTATATAGGGAACGGATAGGATTGGATGTCCCTGCATCGGGAGCAAACGTTCCGTTCCGCGCGACTCGGGAACGGAATGGACGGGGCAGACGCGCGTCGCACAGCCGCGTACAATTTTGCGACTGCGGCGATTGATGGTGGCGAATTTCAGCGATTGATGTGCTACCCGAAGCATCGTGGGGCGGCCGTTGTCGTTGGATGATCTGGTCACGAAGCGCGTGGTCGACGCGCTGAAGGCCGGCATGGGCCGCAAGGCGGCGGCCGGCGCGAGCGGGATCGGGTGGTCGACGCTCAAGGTATGGCTCGCGGCGGGTCGTCGAGGCGAAGCGCCCTACGCGGCCTTCCTGGCCAAGGTCGAGGAGGCCGAGGGCAAGGCCGAGCGCGAGGTCGTCGACGCGCTCATGACCGCGATCAAGGCCGGCAAGGTCGACGCGATCAAGCTCTGGCTGACGTCGCGCCGGCCGCAGGAGTGGGCGCAGCGTGAGGGCGTGGCGAACGACAGCGACGACGACGCGGACAACGCGAGCATCGACGCGGACGAGTCGTTCACGCGCTCGGTGCTCGCGGCGATTCAGTCGCGGAAGGTCGGCACGTGAGCACGAGTCACGTGAGCACGGGTCGCGTCAGCGCTGGCCGGCGAGCGCTCCGCGCGGAGTTCGAGAGCACGTGGAGCGTCTACGACGCTCGCAGGCCCATCACACGTAGTGACTTCGCGGCGTCCGAGCGTGCCGCCGATGGTGCGGAGAGCGCGTCTGCCCCCCCGGGCGTGACCCCCGCGGAGTCGGCGGCACCCTCGGGCGTCGCGTGTTCGCAGTGCGCGTTCGCGCGTGAGACGCGTCGGCTCATCGCCGAGGGCGCTCGCGCATGATCCACCGCGCGATGACCCCGACGGACCGCCGCTACGTCGTGCCCACGTGGGCGCAGTCGGCGTCGTACGAGGGTCTCGCGAAACCCAAGCGGTTCGAGCTCGTCGACCGCATCCTCGACGCCGGTGCCACGTGCATCGTGCTTGCCAACGATCGCACCGTGCACGCGTGGGCTTGCGGCTCCGACGGCGTACTGCATTACGCCTACGTGCCGCCTGAGCTGCGCGGCAAAGGCCTCGCGCGTCGACTGATTTCGCTGGTGCTCGGCAGCTATCCCGAGCGCATCCCCATCACGCACTCGTGGCCGTTCGCGTCGACGCGATACGTGCACACTGCACTCACTCTGCCCCGGGCAGCGTAGGAGCCTCGCATGTCGTTCGATCGCTCGTTCCTGAACCCGACTCTCGACACGCACGAGCCCGTGAAGGTCCACATCCCGCCGGAGAACAACGAGCTCATCTCGGGCCGGCCGGACCTGCCCACGCCGTCGCTATGGCAAAAAAGCGTGAAGGTCGTGCACAAGCTGTCCGGCATCGAGGCCGTCGTCGTCACCGTCGACTACGCGACGATGATGTTCCGGGCGTACTACCCGGACCAGGGCGACATCGACGAGGAGACGGGCAAGCCGAAGGGGCGCTTCGCCGACCGCACGGAGTGGGAGCACTGCCGCGAGTGGAACGTCGCGGTGACGTACACGCCGCGCGAGCTGGAGCGACAGAAGGCGCGCGCCGCCCTCGACGCGGAGATCGCGAGGCTCGACCCGCGGGAGCTCGCTGCCGTCGCGGTGCTCTGCGACGATCCGGACCCGGCGAAGGCGCTCGGCAAGCTCGAGGCGCTCCGCGCGCTCGGCGTCGTGCGCGTGTCGAGCGCCGCCGCGCAGGAGGCTGTCGCGGCCGTGCGCGAGCCGGCAGAGAAGCCCGACCGCCGCCGCAAGGCGCCGCCGAGCGACGGAGAGTCGTGAAGCGAAATGCGTTGCATGCGACGAAGCTGAAGCAGCTTCGTGCGCAAGTCAGATACCTGCAGCAGATGCTCGACGGCGCAGAACTGCGCATCGAGTGCCTGCAGGACAGTCTCGACGAGGCGCTCGCGAGCTCTGCGACAGAGCACATTCGCAAGCTGAACGAACTCCTTCGCGCCGCGCGCGACCGCCTCATTCACGCCCGACTCGAGACGCAGTCGCGCGGCAACGAGTGCGGGTTTACGCGGAACGCGCATGGCGCACTCGTGCCTATCGGTTGGCGTGTCGACGGTAGCGAGGCGTTCATCCGTCAGATCGACGACGCGCTGCGAGGTGGCCCGTGACCCTCCTCCGCACGCGCGCGTCGCTCGACTCGCTCATCCTCGCCCCGCACGTGCAAAACGTGCGCGGGCCGGTGTGCATGACGTGCGGACGCGTCGTCGACTCCGAGGCCATCGTCGAGGGCTACCCGGGCGAGACGACCTTCGCGCGCGTGCTGGTGAAGCACCACGGCGCCGAGGAGCTGCGCACGTTCGACATGGGCTCGACCAACTGGGACGAGCGCGACCTCGGCTCGCTGATGCGCCGCACGAATTGGTTCGATCCGACGGCGCACGAGGGCATTGGCGCAGGGCGCGTCGTAGTGAACCCGAACGACCATGACGGCGCGGACGCGGAGTTCGTGACGCCGCACACCGTGGACGTGAGGGAGCGGTGACGGCTCGTCTGCCCGACCCGCTCGTCGAGCGAGCGGTCTCCGGCGCGAGCTTGGAGTGGACGCTCACCGACGCCAACGCGTTCGGGCTGACCACCGCGTCGCCGCTGCAGCGCGCCATCTGCCGCGTGGCCGATGGCCAGCCGCTCGGCGCGTACGCGTCGGACCCGACGGTCATCGCGGCGTTCCGGGACGTCGACGCGCTGCCGTGCGTGAAGCCTCGCGAGATGGTCGTGCTCAGCGGCATCCGCACGGCGAAGTCCCTCATTGCGGCGTGCGGCGCGTTTCACATGGCGCTCACGTGCGACGTCTCCTCGCTTCGGCCGGGTGAGATCCCACGCGTGAGCGTCGTCAGCCTGAAGAAAGACCTCGCCGACGTGATCATGAATCACCTCGTCGGCACGCTGAAGTCCAAGCCGATGCTGCGGCGGTTCATGATCGGCGAGCCGTCGGGCGACGGCCTGATGCTGCGCCACCCGTCGGGCATGCCCGTCGAGGTCGCGGTCGTCGCGGGCAGCCGCGCGGGCTCGTCGCTCGTCGCTCGCTGGAGCGCGGGTGCCATCTTCGATGAGTTTCCTCGCATGGTCGGCGGTGACGAGGGCGTCGTGAACTGGGACGACATGCGCGACGCGGTGCTGCTGCGCATCCTGCCAGGGTGCCAGCTCTGGCACATCGGCTCGCCGTGGGCGCCGTACGGCCCCGCCTACGAGCTCGTGACTGCGCACCACGGCAAGCCCACGGCGCGCATGGTCGTGGTGCGGGCGCCCGCGCCGGCCATGAACCCGGTGACGTGGACGCCCGAGCGCGTCGAGGCGGCGAAGGCCGACCCGGACGTGTACCGCACCGACGTGCTCGCCGAGTTCGCGTCGCCCGAGGAGGCGCTGTTCTCGAGCGAGTCGGTCGACCGCTGCACGCGCAAGCACCCCATCGTGGTCGGCCCGAAGCAGGGGAATACGTACTACGCGGCGATGGACCCCGCGACGCGCGGCAACGGCTGGACGCTCGTCATCGGCACGCGCGAGGACGGGCGCACCGTCGTCGTCCGCGCGGAGGAATGGATCGGCAGCCGCGAGTCGCCGCTCGACCCGGGCGAGGTGCTCGCAGAGATCGCGGGCATCCTCGGCGCCTACGGCATCCAGCGCGTCGACACCGACCAGGCCATGGGCGATGCGCTCGTGCGCCTTGCGCGCAACGTCGGTCTGACGCTCGTGCCGTGGACGCTGAGCGGGACGGAGCGAGCGCGCCGCTACCTGGCGATTCGCACGCGCATGGATTCCAACGAATTGGAATTGCCGCCAATCCCTCGTCTGCGCACCGACCTCCTGCACCTGCGCAAGCGCGTGACGCCTGGCGGGATGGCGGTGGATCTGCCGTCGACGTCGGACGGCCGACACTGCGACTTCGCCCCTGCGCTGATGCTGGTGCTGAGCAGGCTCCTGCCCGACCCGAAGGCGGTCGAGGCGAAGTCCACCGACCCGGAGACGGAACGCATGCGCGAATGGATGCGCAAGCGATGGGGGATTGAGCGCGAGGAATGGTGACCCATGGCTGACGTGAACAACCCCATGACCATCGGCGTGGGCGACCCGCTGACCGACGACTGCATGTGGTTTCTCGCGCACGCGCGCGGCGAGAAGGCCGGCCCTCGGCTCGTTGCGCTCTGCGAGGAGCTCGCGAAGCAAAACGAGACGCTCCGGTCGAACACCGAGAAGTGCATCGCGGTGTTCCAGTACGGCGGAGAGGCGAAGGACAACGGCGCCGAGGAGCACTTTCCGATCGAGGACACGACGAACGCCTACAACGCGGCGCAGAACACCGTCGAGACGGTGCACTCCAAGGTCTGCAAGGCGCGCATCTCGCCGATGCCGCTGACCAACGGAGGCGGCTTCCTCGAGCGGCACCGCGCGCGCGAGATGGGCAAGGCCATCGAGGCCGTGCTCGACGACAACCAGTGCGACGCCATCGAGGAAGACGTCGTGATGGACGCGCTCGTGACCGACCACGGCACCGGCGCGTGCATGGTGATCGACGGTCGCGACCGCGTCATCATCCGACACATCCCCGTCGAGGACGTGTGGTTCGACGAGGCGGAGATCCGAACGCGTCAGCCGTCGAGCTGCTTCTACGTGCCGAAGGACGGCATGGACAAGTGGAAGGCCGTCGAGCTGTACGCGAACCCTGTCGACGACGGGCAGCCCGGATGGGTCGGCACGGCCGAGTCGCGCAGGCGCGCGATCCTCGCAGCGGCGGCCAAGCCCATGGCCCACCGTCGCAAGAACACGCCGATGGCCGCGCACCGCGTGGAGGTGTTCGAGGCCTGGCACCCGCCGACGTGCCGCGAGGAGGTCGACGAAGAGTACGACGACGAGGAGAGCGGCGAGAAGAAGACGCGCCGCGTGGTGAAGCACGACGGTCGCCACGTCGTTGCGGTCGCGGGCGAGAACGGCACGATCATCGACGAGCCGTGGGAGGAGAAGGATTGGCCGATCTTGCTCTACACGCCGCGCAAGCGCCGCCGAAGCGTGTGGGGTCTGTCGCTGATGCGCTCGCTCATCGCGCCTCAGCGCGAGTTCGAGAAGGTCACGAAGAAGATCCAGCACCAGCACCAGAAGATGGGCATCAGCGGGTACTACTCGCAGAAGGAAAACGAGCTCAACGTCCGGGACATCACCACCGGCACGTTCGGAGCGGGCTTCGTGCTCGAGGGGAACCTCCCGCAGCCGCCGGTGCCCATCACCCCGGAGCCGGTCGCGCAGGGCACGTATGTCTACGCGGAGTCCATCCCGCGCAACATGATGGAGCGCAACGGCGTCTCGACGCTCTCGGCCTCGAGCCAATTGCCCGCGGGCCTGAGCAACGCGTCGGGCAAGGCGCTCCAGGTGTTCGAGGACTTCGAGTCCGAGCGCTTGCTCCCGTACCACCGTGAACGCGAGCGATTCAAGATCGCGCTCTCGTGGCTCGTCGTGCACGCCGCAGCGCGCATCGTCGAGCGAAACGGTTCGTACAAAGCGCGCTACCAGGGCAAGAACGGACTCGAGGAGCTCGATTGGAAGGAGTTCATCGCCGACCGCGACAAGCTCGCGATCCGCGTCTTCCCCACCTCGCAGCTCGCGAAGCAGCCCGCGGCGAAGTTCGCGCAGCTCACCGAACTACTCAACGTCCAGGCCATCACGACCGAGCAGTTCAAGCGGCTGTTCGAGCTGCCGGACCTCGAGGCCGAGAACCAGCTCGACTCGGCGGACACGGACGTCATCGACATGATGCTCGACACGATGGTCATCAAGGGCCGGTACATGTCGCCCGACACCGTCGACGACCTCGACCTCGCGACGGTGCGCGCGAGGAAGATGGTCAACCTCTGTCGCGTCCGCGATGTCCCCGAGGACCGCATCCAGCTGCTGCTCGACTTCCTGGAGGACATCAAGGGCCTCAAGGAACAGGCCGCGCAGAAGGCGCCGCCACCCGCGGGGATGGGCGCGCCGCTCGATCAAGGGCCACCGCCGGCCGGGCCGATGCCCGGTGGAGCGCCGCCCATGCCCCCGGGGATGCCGCCCCCTGGGATGCCTCCCATGGCGGCGTAAGGGGTTCGCATGAGCGAAGAACAGCAGCAGGAGCAGCAGCAGCAGACGACGGACGCCGATCGCGAGGCGCTCATCGCTGCCGTGCGCGAGGCTGGGGGCACGGAGTCGGTGGACGTCGCTGCGGAGGCCGCCGCCGCCGAAGCGCCCAAGCCCGCACCCGCGGCAGAGCAGGCGCCCACGGCGGAGGACCCCGACGAGAAGCTCGCGAGCGTGCTCCGTGCGCGCGAGGCCGCGCACAAGAAGCGGCTCGAGGCCGAGGAGTACGCCGCCGAGCTCCGTCGCGCCGCCGAGGAGGAGAAGCAGCGCATCATCGAGGAGGCTCGCGCTGAGGCGGAACGGCAGCGCGAAGCGGTGCGCCTCAGCGTGAAGCAGCAGTTCCAGGCCGATCCGACGGGGTTCTTGAAGAACCTCGACGACGACCCGCAGAACGTCGTCGACGCCGTCGTGAAGCAGGGCACGCCCGAGTGGCGCGCGCTGCAGGAGGCTCGCGCCGCGCAGGCGCGCGCCGAGGAAGCGGCGAAGGAGGGCAAGAGCGCGAAGGAGGCGCTCGAGAAATTCAAGGCCGAGCAGGCGCGCGAGAAGCGAGAGCAACTCATCGCCGCTACGCGCGCGCAGTTCCTCAGCGAGTTCGCGTCGCCCGAGAAGGCGCCGTACATGCACGCACGTTGGGAGCCCGAGGAGGTATTCGAGCGCTGCGATTCACTATGTCGCGAGTGGCAACGCGACGGGCTGAAGCTCGGAGTTGACTTTGACAGAGACACCCTCGTCGCGTATCTAGAGAAACAGTCCCGCGAGCGGGTCACCAAGGTCGTGCCCCAAGTCAGCACGACGCCGGTGAAGGCTCCGGACACCGCCACCAAGTCGGCGAACGGTTCGCGCACTCTCCTTGCTGCCCAGGGCAGCGAGCGACGCACCTCGCCGAAGCCTCTCCACGAGATGAGCCCCGAAGAACAGCGGGCAGCTCTGATCGCCGAGGTGGCGGCAGCGCGACGGGCAAACCCCGACGCACAAAGCTAGCTCGCTGACATCCGCAGCCAGGGAGCGCGCCAGGTCCAACCCCGACCCGGAAGCGTTCACCCATGACTGCAACCAACGCGCTCTCTTCGGCGATCCTCAAGCGCCGGTACCAGAGCGGCATCTCCAAGGCCCATTTCCAGCAGTTCCCCGTCTACGACACGATCGCGAAGAAGGAAGACTTCCGCGGCGACGACTACGCCATCGCGATCCAGACGGAAAACCCCCAGGGCGTCGGTACCTCGATCCCGAACGCCCAGGGCGCAGCAGCGCAGGGCACGTACAAGCGTGCGCTGCTCTCTCGCGTCGAGTACTTCGGCGTCGCGCGCATCAAGGGCCAGGCCCTGCGCACGGCGACGATGCGCGGTGACGGAGCGCTCGTCGACCTCTGGACGAACGAGCTCGACGGCATCGAGAAGAGCGTCCTCAAGATGCTCGAGATCTTCTCGATGGGCACCGGCAACGGTGTCCTCGGCACGATCTCCACGGGCGTCACCGGCACCGAAGTCACCCTCACCGTCGTCGAGGACGTCAACAACTTCGACGTCGGCATGAAGGTCAAGCTCGTGAGCGACACGACGCTCGCGCCGACGGTCCGCAGCGGCGAGGCGACCATCACGGCCGTCAACCGCTCCACGGGCAAGCTCACGATCTCCGGCAACTGGAACGCGTCCATCACGGGCGCGACCAACGGCGACTCGATCGTGCGCGCGGGCGACCAGGCGAGCGGCTCGAGCAACAACGTCCCCGCGGGCATGCGCAAGTGGCTCGAGGGCGGCGCGGCGCCGGGCACGTGGAAGAGCCTCACCCGCAACGACGACCCGGTGCGCCTCGCATCGCAGTCGCTCGACATGACGGGCCTGCCCATGGCCGAGGCCATCATCGACCTCGAGTCGCTGGTGACCATCCAGGGCCACACGCCGAAGAAGCGCCTCATCTGCAACCCGCGGGACTTCCGCCAGGTGAAGAAGACGCTCTACGGCAAGGTCGCGTTCTCGAGCGGAGGCGGCACGCCAACGATCGGGTTCGACGGCGCGAAGTGGCAGGGAGACGGCGGCGACATCACGGTCCTGCAGTCGCCGTTCTGCCCGAAGCAGAACGTGTTCCTCAAGAACATGTCGACCTTCGCCATGTACTCGGCGGGTCCTGCTCCGCAGCCGCTCGAGGACGACAAGCTGCAGATCCTGCGGCTCTCGACGGACGACGCCTACGAGGTCCGCATCGGCCTCTATGGCGACTTCGGCGAGTCGGCTCCCGTCGAGTCGGCGCGCGGAACGAACTGGGGTGCCTGATGGACGGCAACCCCTTCGAGTTCCTGAAGGGCGTCGGCACGGAGGGTGTCCTCCTCGTCGGCTCCTTTCAGTGCAACGCGTCGTCCGACCCCGCGTCGACGACGTTCCGTGCGCCGCCCGCGCTCAAGGGCTTCACCGTCTCGTACGCGGCCACTGGCACGTACACGGTGACGCTCCCCGCGGGCTTCACGCTGCCCGCTCAGCCGCTGTTCGTCGCCGCGTGGCCGCAGTTCGCCACGCTCGCGACGGACTGGTTCGAGTGCGGCGTCCTCGGCGAGTCGACCCTCAACGCGACGACCCGTCAGTTCGTCGTCCAGGCACACCGCAACGGCACCGCGCGTGAGCCGGCCAACACCGCGGGCAACCGCATCAACTTCGCGATCTACGCGCGCAACACCACGGGAGTCTGACGATGGCCCTCACGGCAACTAGCATCTTCAAGGCAATCTACGGCCTCTTCAGCGCTCTCGACTCCACGGACGAGTCGGTGCTGAAGGGCACCATCTGGCGCAAGCAGGTGCCCCTCAACGTCACCGACGGCGGCACCGCCGGCACGGCGCAGGGAGAGACGTTCATGTGGCGCAACGACACCGGCGTCGACGTTCGCGTCATCTCCGGTCATGCCGTCGCGCCCATCGCCGTCACCGCCAACGCGACCAACTTCGCCACGTTCAACGTCTCGCGCCGCACGAGCGCGGGAGCGAGCGCGGTGACCGTCGCCGAGTTCGCGACCGACACGGTCACGGACGATGACATGGTGGCGTTCGCGCCCAAGGCGATGACGCTCACCGATGCCAATGTGATCGTGCCCTCGGGCTCCGTGCTCACGGGCAAGGTCACCAAGGGCGGCACAGGCGTGGCCATCGCCTCTGCGACGGCGCAGGCGCGCATCGTCCTCACCGTCGAGCCGGCGATCTGAGCAGGTGAGACGTGGCCCGAACGGTCACCCTCGCCAACCTGAGGACGTGGGCTCGGCAGCTCAGTGACACCGAGGGTGACACCTCGAACATCACCGACGCCGAGCTCACGGCCCTCGCCAACCGGCACCTCACCGAGGTCTACGATGCCCTCGTCGATGCCGGGCCGGCCGACTACTACGCGTCGTCCCAGACGGTCAACGTAGTCGCCGGCACGATCGCCTACGCGCTGCCCGCGGACTTCCGCGACCTGCTCGAGGTGTACGTCCACGAGTCGGACTCGGAGCGCCGCATCCTGCGCCCGATGGGCAACGGCGAGCGTGGGCGCTACCAAGCGCCGCTCGCGGCCACGACGCTCACGGTGGAGTACGTCCCTGCCCCGGGCACGCTCGTCGCGAACGGTGACACGTTCGACGGCGTATCGGGCTGGGAGGAGCTCATCGCGAACCTCATGGCGCGCGACGTCATGGTCAAGCGCGAGGCGGATCCGAGCGTGGTTCTCCACACCATCGCCGAGCTCCGTGGGCGCATCGCGCGCCGCGCGCGCATGCGCGACCGCGCCAACCCCAAGCGCATCACCGACCTCGACGAGCAGTCGAGCCTCTGGTTCCCGACCGCGTCGTCGAACGTCAGCGCGTACCGCCTCCGCGGCGGGAATCTCGAAGTTTACGAGTCGCTCTGGAGGGTGCCGTGACGGCTCGGATCGACAGCTCCGGAACGGTCATCACCCTCGCGTCACAGGCTGGGCTCGACGAGGTCGTGTCGGCGGAGGACGTGAAGGACCCGGCGAAGCTCGCGCAGATCTTGACCCGCATCCTCAAGGCGCAGAGCGAGATCCGCCGCCGCCAGCAGCCGCGATGGATCGACTTCGAGGACGTCGCGGTCACGAACGCGGGCACGGTGTTGTATCGCTTCGAGCACGGATTCGGCGGTCGAGTGCGCTGGTGGCCGGTGAACTGGACGAGCGCGCTCAACGATTGGCTGTACCTCGTCGAGGACAGCACGACCGACGAGAACACGCTCGTGCTCCGCAGCTTCAGCGGCGGGACGGTGACGGTCCGCATCCAGGAGGAGGCCTAGATGGCCCTCGCCTCGCGGCCCATCCACATCCCGGCAGGAGCGGGGATCAACGAAGGCACGCGGCCCGAGTGGATCGAGTTCGGCCAGGGCTCGCTCGCGAACGAGAACGTGCGCCAGGTGCAGCGCATGGGCCTGGGCAAGCGGTACGGCTTCGGCACGCCGCTCACGCAGTCGCGCATCGACGCGACGAGCGCCGCGTCGGGCTACAAGCTCTTCGCCGACGGGCAGCAGATCTGCCGCGTCGCCGCCGCCGCGAGCGACCTCGCGCGCTGCGAGGCATACGACGCCATCTCGGCGCGGTGGGTGCCGCAGCGCGGGTACCTGCCCGAGTGCACGGCGAGCACGATCGAGCTCCCGAACCTCGGCGTCGATCTCGGCTACCTGGCGGACGTCGCCATCACGACCAACGGATACATCGGCGCGGTGTGGCTCAGCGCGACGGCCACGTCCTCCAGCGTCGCCGCGGCGTACATGTTCGGCGCGGTCATCAACCCGACGACGGGCGTAATCGTGAGCCCGCCGACGCAGATCGGAAGCACGTCGAACGCGAGCAACAACCAGATGAGCATCGTCGCCGTCGGCGCGTACCTCATCGCGGTCCGGTACTCGAGCGCGTCGACGAACATCGAGGCGCACTACCTGGATACGACGTCGCCCGCGACCATCACGACCGGATGGGTCGCGATGACGAACCTCGCGACGGACGCTCGACCGACGAGCGCGAAGGTCCGCACCTGCTCGCTGCCGCACGCCTCGCAGGCGCGCGCTGCGCTGCTGTACCAGACCGCGGACGCCGGGACCGACCGCATCAAGCTCGTCACGTTCGATCAGACCGGCGTGCTCGAGTCGGCAGCCATCAACACGAGCTCGACGACGGTGGGGGCGCTCGACGTCGGCGGGAACGCGACGGACACGCTCTGGTGCGTCTGGACGGAGACAACGAACATCCGCGCGCGCGGCTTCAGCCCGGCGGCCATTACCGTGGTGCTCGCGACGACGGCCACGGTGGGGACGTTCACCGGCACGGCGAGCGCGCTCTACGTCGTGCCGAGCGCGACGGCGGGCAACGCGCGCGCGTGGCTGAACCACACCGCATCGAGCCTCCCTCACCTCCGCCACCTCGGGATCACGACGAGCGGCGGCGCGGCGGCGGGAACGGGGACGCCGACGACGGTGCAAAACACGTCACTCGTGGGGCGTCCGTTCGTCTACGGCGGGCGGTTCTACGGGCCGGTGAACACCGAGGAGAGCTACGACGCGTTCCAGACAATCACCGTCGCAATCGCCGACATGAACACCGACGCCGCGACGACGTTCCGCCCGGTGGCGGTGCCGTACCCGAACCTGTCGAGCGTCTTCTACTCCGGATGGGCGACGGCGCTCGTGAGCGGCACCAAGGTCTACGTGCCCTTCACGCCGCGCAGGAGCGCCGCGAACAGCGGCTCGTGTCTCGTCGCGCTCGACTTCGGCTCGTCGGCTCGCTGGCGCAATGCGCGCGTGAGGACGAGTCAATACTTCGGCGGCGCGTGCACGTTCTACAGCGACGGCGCGCGCGTCGCGGAGGCGGGCTTCATCTTCCGCCCCAACAAGCCCACGACCTCGGTGGCGGGCACCGGCATCACCGGGACGTTTCGATACGTGGCCGTCTACGAGGAGGTCGACGCCGAGGGAAACTGGCACCAGTCGGCCGTCTCGCGTCCAAGCGACACGCGGAGCCCCGCGAACCAGACGGTCACCGTGGCGGTGAACCCGCTGGTCATCTCTTCGCGGCTCGGATCGAGCTCGCAGGCGAGCCCGGTGCGCGTCGCGTTCTACCGGACGGCGACGGGCGGAACGGCCCCCTACTACCGCCTCGGAACGGTCGACAACGTCACGACGGCCGCGACGGTGTCGTTCGCCGACAGCGTGGAGGACGCGACGCTGACGACGCGCGCGAAGCTCTACACGCAACCTGGCGTCATCGGCACGGCGCAGGCGAAGCAGCAGCCGCCCGCGTTCGTCGACGTGACTGAGCACCTCGGGTGTCTCGTAGGCCTGTCGGAGTCGGAGGTGTGGGTCTCCGGGCAGCCCGTCTACGGCGAAGGCACGTGGTTCTCGCCCATCTTCAGCCAGCCGCTCTCGGGCGGGACCGCGATCGCCTCGCAGGACGGGTTCGTGTTCGCGTTCACGCGCAGGCAGGTCTACGCGCTGCCGTGCGAGCCGCCGACGGACAACGGCGCCGCGGGCGGCCTGGGCGCGCCGCAGCTCATCGCGTCTGATGTCGGGTGCATCGACCCTCGGAGCGTCGTCGTCACGGCGGTGGGGATCTTCTTCCAGAGCGAGCGCGGCATCGAGCTACTCGACCGTGGTCGCGCTGTGCAGTGGGTGGGCGAGTCGGTCGCGACGACGCTGGCGGCGTATCCCATCGTGAGCTCGGCGCGGCTCGACCCGCTGGAGAGCGTGGTCTACTTCGAGCTCGCTGCGTCGGAGGCGGACGGCCAGGTGAGCGGCAACGGCCGCACGCTGGTGTTCGACCTTGCGATCAAAGATTGGGTCTCGACCGATCGCCGCAAGAACAGCGCGGGCACCGCGGACACTCCAGCGCAGGACTCGGCCGTCGTGTGGAGCGGCAGCGCGTACCGCTACGCGTGGCTCGCGACCGACGCGCGCGTCTACATCGAGGACCGCACGACGTACCTCGACACGGGCGCTTGGGTCACCGCGAAGTGGGAGACCGTGGACTGCAAGTTCGGGCTGCAGCAGCAGCAGCGCGTCTACAACGCGATGATCCTGTTCACGCGCAACAGCGCAGCGGGGCTCAAGATCGAGACCGCGTACGACGGCGCCGACTACTCGGCGAGCAACGACAAGACGTGGACCGAGGCGGAGACGCTGACGGGGCTCCGTCAGCTCGACTTCCGCCCGCGCGCGCAGGGGCAGCGCATGCGGTTTCGCGTGACGGACACGGCGCCCGCGACGCTCGGCACCGGGCAGGGCTTCACGTGGGTCGGCCTCAGCGTCGACATCGCGCCGAAGCAGGGCGCGACGAAGGCGACTCCACATCTCGCAACCAGCACGAGGAAGTGATGGCGTACCAGGCATTCAGCGATCCGAACGACGCCGCGGCTGCAGGATGGGGCACGGAGGACCAGCGCCGGTTCGACGAGATCGTCGGCAGCATGTCGGAGTACGACCGGAATCTCATCCTCGGTAGCGGCATGGCCGGTGATGCCGGCGAAGAGATCCGAAAGAAGATCCGAGACAAGGTCCTCAACGAAACGCGCGACCAGAAGCAGCAGGGCCTGGAGACCGCGTACACGTGGGGCAGCGACCCCGGCAACGCAAGGCGCGATTGGGACTACTACCGCGCGCAGGCGGAGGCCGCGCAGGGCCGGCAGGGCGAGCGCATCGACTTCACGGGGGCCCTCGGCAACCGCGAGAACGCGTTGCGAGCTCGCGAGAAGCAGCTCGGGATGGCGGACCTCATGGAGCGCCGCGCGATGGGCCTCGTCCCGTCGATCGCCGAGATGCAGGCCGACCGCCAGATGCAGCAGGCCGCAGCCGAGCAGTCGAGCGCGGCGGCGAGCGCGCGCGGAGCTGCGGGCATCGCGCTCGCGCAGCAGAACGCCGCCGGCAACACCGCGGCGATGCAGAGCGCCATCAGCAACCAGGCGCAGATCAACGCCGCGCAGGAGCGAATGGCGGCAGAGCAAGCGGCGTACGGCGCCTACTCCGGCATGCGCCAGCAGGACTACGGCGGCCAGACGATCGATGCGCAGATGGCCCAGGCGCAGGCGCAGATCAACGCCGCGCAGCGCGCGCAGAACGACGCGTACAGCCAGGGCATGTACGGCAACGAGCAGCAAGTGAAGGTCGCCGACCTCCAGGCCCGCGGCAACAGGCAGGCGGCGGTCACCGGTCAGCAGCAGAGCGCCATCGCCTTGCAGCAGCAGCGCGACGCGCGCGACCGACAGCAGACGAACCAGACCGTCGGCATGATCGGCCAAGGCGTGATGACGGGCATCTCGCTCGGGATGGCCTCCGACGTCACCGCGAAGCAGAACATCGTGCCCCTCAGTGGCGCCGTCGGCGGCAGCATCGGCGGCGGCGGGCTCGTCGGACGCATGGCCGGCGCGCCTCCCCCGATGCCGTACGACCCGCGGAGCGCGGGCGCCATGCTCGGCGGCGCATCTCCCAGCCCGCACGCGGCGGGTCTCGTTGGCGCGCAGGTCGCCCCCGCGCCTCCGCCACCCACGGGGCCGAACCCCGCCGTCATGGGCGCGCTGCGCATGGGCGCAAACATGTTCGGCTCGCTCGCCTCAGGCGGCGGGTACGGCATGCCTCAGGACCCGGTCGTCCCGTACGGCGGCTACCGCGGCGGCTACGGCGGAGGCTTCTACAGCGACGAGCGCTCCAAGAGCAACGCCGTCAACATGGGCTTCGCTGCCGGCCTCATGGCGAACGGTGACCCGGACCCGATCCGCACGGCGAAGGCCGGCGCATGGGACGAGGGCCACCGAGCGGCCCTCGACGACGCGCGCAAGCTCGCCGCGATGCCCCCCTCGCGCCTGCGCGAGCTCGCCGAGCAGGGCCACCCGCTCGCGGCCACGGTGCGCGAGATGCGCGCGAGCGCGTGGGACGAGGGCCACCGCGCGCCGCCGCGCGACCCTCGCCACGACGCGATGCGCGCACAGGCGCTCGGTCTCCTCGGCGACGTCGACGCGCAGCGCCACGCAGCGTCGCAGGCCGGGCCGAGCGTCGGCGGCAGCGATCCGGTCACGCAGCAGTTCGCGCAGGGGCTCTCTCCGGCGATGTACCACTACCGTCCTGGCGTGCCCGGCACGGACCCGGCACGTCCTCAGGTGGGTCCGGCGTCCGCGCAGGAGATGGCGCGCCATCCCGTGACGGCGCCCGCGGTGCAGCGCGACCCGGCAACGGGCCTGCTCGCCATCGACGGCGCGGGGGGCACCAAGCTCGCCCTCGCGGGCGTCGGGCACCTCGCGCAGAAGCAGCAACTCCAGGACGAGGTCCTGGCCGGCCTGATGGCCGATCGCGTGCAGAGGTACCGATGAGTCAGTTCGACGACGACGTCCTCGCAGGGCTGAACCCGACGCTCCAGGGCGTGCCCGAGTTCAGCCAGCGGCTCGGTGCGGCTGCGGCCGCTCCCACGCCGTTCCAAGAGCGGCTCGCGCTCGAGCGCGGGCGCGCGGTGCGCATCGCGAACAACCCCGCGGTGCAGGCGCTGATGGCCGCGGGCAACCCCGGCATGGGGCTCACCGGCCCTGTCGCCGGCTTGCTCGGTCAGAAGCTCGGCATCGGCACGCGCAATCCGACGTCGTTCGAGCGCGAGGGCGCAGCGGGCGAGGTCACGAGCCCAGGCGGCACGATGCAGCGCCTCACGCCGATCGAGCCCGGCGCGACGGCGGACACGGACATCCCTATGTCGCCCACGCTCGACCCGCGTTACCAGCTGCGCCGTCCCGCGCTCATCGGCGGCCCTGGCGGCGGTGGCTCGGGCGCGGGGCTCAAGGCCGCGTTCGATGCCTCGCGCCAGCGCATGGTGGGTGACTACGACACCGACAAGGAGCTCGCGCTCGAACAGGGTGTGAACCAGGCGACGCGCGCCGAGGGCATCGCCTCGCTGCAGGAGCAGGAGGCGCAAATCAAGGAGCGTCACGCGCAGCTCCAGATGGAGGCGGACGCGAAGGCAGCGGAGAAGCACGAGGCCTTCCTCGCGCGCAACGAGCAGCTCGCGAGCGAGATCGCCGAGCAGAAGGTCGACTTCAAGGGCGCCATGGGCAACGCCGCCGAGAAGGCGCTGATGGTCCTCGGCTCGATGCTGATGGCTCGCGCGGGCGAGGGTGACCGCGCGATGAAGATGCTCAACACGCACATCGACACGGCCATTCGCGAGCAGCAGCAGCAGATCGACAACAAGAAGACCGCGCTCGGCGCGCGTCAGACCATCTTCGGTCAGATGCTGCAGGAGACCGGCGATCGCCGGCTCGCGGCGATGCAGACGCGAAACCTCATGCTCGAGGCCGCGAAGCAGAAGGTTCAGGCCGACGCCGAGCGGCTCGGCATCCCCGCGCTCCGCACGCAGGCGCAGCAGGTGGCGAACCAGTTCCAGCACCAGCAGGACGCGCTGAAGACGCAGATCGCTGGCGAGGCGTACCAGTCCTTCCTGGCGCAGCAGCGCGCGGCGGCGGCAGCGCAGGCGGCGGCCGAGGAGAAGGCGTGGAAGCGCAGCATGGAGATCGCCGAGCTCGGCCTGAAAAGGGACAAGCTGGAGATCGAGCGCCTCGACGCGATCAACAAGGCCGGCGGCAACATCCCCGAGCAGGTCCAGAAGCTCGGGAAAGACCTCTCCGACAAGGACCTCGTTGAGGGCCGCTCCGCCGTCGACAACGCAAAGCGCCGCCTCGCGGGCACGAAGCCTGACGAGGGCCTGCCCGGCGTCGGACCGATGGCGGACTTCCGCGAGAAGATCGCTCGTCGTCCCGAGGGCCTCGGCGCACTCAACCCGATGGCATGGGCGCTCAACAAGTCCGTCGGCCTCAGCGACGAGGAGCGCGTCTCGCGCGGCGACTGGGACAAGATCAAGCTCGCGTACCAGAAGCAGATCACCGGCTCCGGTGCCTCCGAGTCCGAGCGCGAAATGATCTCCAAGGCCTTCGAGGGCGCGAAGTCCCCCGCCGAGCAGCGCAACGCGATCAACCAGGCAGACAACTTCTTCCAGGAACTCGAGGCGAGGAAGAAGGCCGGGTACGACCCGCGCGCGGTGCAGATCTTCGAGCAGCGCCTCAAGGGCATCAACCCGCAGATCCCTGACTCGGTGAGGGTCAAGAAGTAATGGCGGACGGCGGGCTCGTCGACATCACGCTGCCGACCGGCGAAGCTGCGACGGTCCCTCAAGAGGACCTCGCGCAGGCTGTCGCCGCGGGTGCCGTCGTGTCTCGCGCGGGCCCCGAGGGAAAGTACGAGCGTGAGTTCGGCGGCCTGCTCGGCATGGGCGCCTCGGCCGTGTTCGGCGCCGGACGCGTCGCGAGCGGCGGCCTCACCGACCTCGCGCTCGTCGAGGGCGCGGACATGCTCGGCGGCGCGCGGGCACGCGCCGACATGCAACACGGCCTCCGCGTCGCGAAGGAGACCAACCCCTACTCGACGCTCGGCGGCGAGGCCGCGGGGCTCTTCATCGGCGCGGGCGAGGGCATCACCGGCGCCGGTGCCGTCGTCGAGGAGCAGGTCGCGGCGCGCGTCGGTGAGGGCCTGCTCGGCAGCATGGCGTCGATGGGCGCTCGCGGCGGCGTCGAGGGTACGCTCCTCGGCTTCGGCAAGGCCGTCAGCGAGGACGCGCTCGGCGAGCCCGATCCGACCGGTGAGAAGCTTTTCGCGACGGCCGTGAAGGACGGCCTCCTGGGCGCGGGCGTCGGCGCTGGCATCGGCGCCGTCGCGCATGGGCTCGGCTCGCTCCGGCACGCCGTGGGGCCGCGTCCGTCGGGGCTGCTCGACGAGGTAGCAGGGACGCCGGGCGCAGGGCGCGTGCTCCGCGAGGACCTCGGCGCGACGGAGAGCATCGTCACTGACCTCCGCAAGGCCGGCGCGACGAGCGAGCAGGCGGCCGTCATGACCGACGAGCTCCAAGCGCTCGCGAAGGAGACCGCCGCGGCGCTTCGCAAGGGCGGACCGGCCTCAGGCGTCGTCGACAAGGCGGCGGCGTGGTACGCGGCGAATCGCGCGGGCGGCAACGCCGAGCTCGAGGAGGTGCTGCGCAAGGCCTACGCGGACCGCGTCACGCGGATCGTGAAGCAGGAGGAGATCCTCGACAAGAACGCGCGCATCCTCGCCGAGCGCGGCAGCGCCGTGATGCGTGGCGAGGAGGTCCTCAACCGCGTCAACTTCACCGAGCGGCCTGACCAGTTCGCGAAGCTGCTCGATCCCACGAAGCTCGACGTCGCGGCCGACGCCGCCGTGAAGATGACGCAGCGGGTGGACGCGCTCGTCACCGAGCTCGAGCAGACCGCGATGAAGGGCGGCAACGAGGTCGGCGTCCGGCGCCTGCGCAAGATGCTGCAGGACACGTACGCGAAGCACGCGTCGATGGTCGACGGCGGCGGCGAGAACGCCCTCCGCGATCTGTACATGTCGACTTACAAGCTGAAGCAGGAGGTCGGCAAGGTCTCCGGCTTCGGCAAGGCGCCGTATCTGCGCAGCGAAGGAGAGAACCTCTTCTCGCAGGCGTATGAGGAGCTCCGCGTCGGGCTCGAGGACGAAGCGGTGTGGGGCGCGGCCGGAGCGGCGAACCGCGAATGGAACGAGACCTTCTCGGCAGCGCTCGCGCGGCGCCAGGACTTCGGCGGCCGCTTCGGCGTCAGCATCGATCAGGTCAGCGGCGTCCCGAAGCCAGAGGTCGACTTCGACAAGGCGCGGTCGATCCTCAACGACCTGCGCGGCACCGCCGACGACGACATCCGCCAGGGCGTCCGCAGCGCCGAGGCGTTCATCGACGGCAACCGCCAGCGCATCGCGGCGATCGAGAAGTACGCCGACCTCGGACCGGCCGAGGTGAAGCAGCTCGCGCAGATGCGAAGCGACCTCGACGCGTTCGAGTCCGCGTTCGCCGACGCGCGCAAAGAGGCCGGCGTCGTCAACCGTCTTCGCCAGCAGCAGCTCGAGGAGCAAGGGCGCTCGCTCGGCGGCGTGCTCGGTCTCGCCACCGACATCATGACGAAGCCGCTCACGACGATGGAGCGGCTCGGCGCGGTGAAGGCCGCGACGGAGAGGTTCGAGAAGGGCATCGAGAACGGCCTGAACCGCCTCTTCGACGGCAAGGGCAAGGAGATCCTCGACCGCCTGTCTCCGTCGGTGAAGCCGCGCGCCCGTGAGGCCGTGCAGAAAGAGATCGGCGAGGTCCGCCAGCTCGCCGCCAACCCGGAGCTCCTGCAGAAGCGCCTCGGCGAGTTCGCGGGCGACCTCCCGCGGCACGCGCCGAACACGAGCGCGTCGGTCGCGGCCGTCGCGACGCGTGCGCTCACGTTCCTCGCCATCAACGCGCCGCAGCCGGTCGTCCAGAAGGACGCCTTCGGGCGCACGCGCGAGCGGTACACCGACAGCCAGCTCGCGGACTACGAGCGCAAGCGTAACGCCGCGCTGCATCCGGAGTCGATCATCCGTGAGATGAAGCAGGGGAAGCTGAATCGCGAGGGCATCCGCACGGTCAAGTTCGTGTACCCGCATCTGTTCGTACAGATGCAGGACATGGCGCGCAGCGAGATCGCGGGCCTCGACCGCGAGGGGAAGCTCGACTCGATGCCGCGCGAGCGGAAGAAGGCGATCAGCATCCTGCTCGAGACGCCCGCGGACGGGACGTTCGAGCCGGACTTCATCGCGCTCATGCAGGGGGCGAAGGCGCCGAGCGCACCTCAGGCCGCGCCGATGGGACCCGCGCCCGTCGCGAAGCGACCAATCAAGCTCGACGTGGGGATGTTCGAGACCGAAGCGCAGCAGATCGAAGGAAGGACGAAATAATGGCTACGAACGAACGCACCCTGCTCTCTCGCGGGACGGATGACCCGTACGTCGGCGGCATCGCCATCAACTACGGCAGCGGCGATCACACGCTCGCGACCACGAGCCGCGCGATCCTCGTCGGCGGCGCAGGCAACCTCGCGGTGACGATGCTCGACGGCAACGACGTCACGCTCACGGGCCTGCTCGCCGGGCACGTGTACCGCGTCTGCGTGAAGGTCGTGAAGCAGACGGGCTCGACCGCGACCAACTGCGTCGCGCTGCTGTAAGCCATGGTCGCCGCGATCACCATCAACGAGTCTGCGACGCTGTCCGGGTCCTCGGGCGCGATCGCCGTCGGCGACGTCCTCATCGACGACGCGTCGACGGGGCTGTATCTGAAGGCGACGACGGCCAACCGAGGCACGCGCCGCGCGCACGGCATCGCGCTGAGCGCGTGGAGCTCGTCGGCGGTACCGGGCTCGGTGCGTCTGCAGACGGGCGGGATGGTGGACGCGTCGATCACTGGACTCGGCGCGGGGACCGTGTCCTGGGTGCGCACGAGCGCGACGGGCACGTGCGAGCGCTGCACGCCAGCGAGCGGCGATGACCTCCTCGGCAAGTGCGACGCGAACGGGAACCTGTTCCTCGATCCCGGCGTATGGGACTCCGCGAACTACGCCGGTGGCGGCGGCGGCGGTGGCACGCCCGGCGGCAGCGACACGCAGGTCCAGTACAACAACGCCTCGGCGTTCGGCGGCATCACGGGCGTCACCACCGACGGCGTCGGGCTGACGGCGCTCAAGCTCAAGG